ATGAGTACAACAAAAAAGTACTCGATGAAGCAGCTCAGCATAGAAATCATGATCTTATGTATCGTGGTATCAGAGTAGAACGCAAGTTCGCATCTAAGAGCTGACATAAACTTACTTGGTTGGGAGAGGAGTGGTTGACACTCCTCTTTTTTTATGCCATAATATATTTGTTGAGTTGACGAACCCAACACGGGAGTGACTGAATAAACTTGCTGGCATAAGGCTAGTTAAGGTGATGAGACACAGGTGGTGCTGCTGCTCTTCGGAGTAGAACCGACATACCAGTCGGGTCTCAGATAGTAAGGTAAAAATCTACTCAATGTAGCAATGCCCCTTACTTGTTGGTAAACATGAACCCAACCTCCCACCTCAATCCTCTATAGCTCAGCTGGTAGAGCACGAAGCTGTTAACTTTGTTGTCCCTGGTTCGAGTCCAGGTGGAGGAGTTGCCATCATAGCACAGTGGTAGTGCAGGGCTTTTGTAAAGCCAAGGTCGGGAGTTCAAATCTCTCTGATGGCACTCTCTAAATAATCAGAAATCTTATGGACAAAGACAGATTAAAGTTGATTGTTAGAAACCTAAAGCAACTTGTAGATGCATTAGAATCTGAAGTTCATTCTGATGTTAATGCTTACAAAAATTCAGATGCATTCTCTTCCCCCGAAATTAGCTATGATGAAATGTATGACGACGATGATGGATACGCAGACTAATGAGTAAGGATATTAATTTAATCAGTGTCACTCCTGATGCTGAGAAACACATGGCATATGTTGCTCGTGTCAGTAACCCTAAGAACCAAGAGAATGATAACTTCTCTGGTCTTCTTAAGTACTGTATAAAACATGGACACTGGAGTGTCTTTGAGCAAGCATTCATGACCCTTGAGATCAATACTACAAGAGGTATTGCTGCACAGATTTTAAGGCATAGAAGTTTTACATATCAAGAGTTCTCTCAAAGGTATGCTGATAGTAATCTTCTAGGTGATATTGAATTGCCTGAACTCCGTAGACAAGATAATAAGAACAGACAGAATAGTATTGATGACTTAGAACCAGAGATGGTTGAGAAGTTTAATAGACAGATGAATACTCTGTTTAGTTCTGCCTTTGGATTATATAATCAGATGTTAGAAGCAGGTGTTGCAAAAGAATGTGCGAGATTTGTACTTCCTCTTGCTACACCTACAAGAATCTATATGACAGGTTCTTGTCGGTCATGGATACATTATATTAAATTACGTTCTGCACATGGAACACAGAAAGAGCATATGGATATTGCTAATGCTTGTAAGGATATTTTTACAGAGAATTTTCCTGCAGTGTCTGAAGCCCTTGAGTGGGACTAAATAATCCTAAACCTTATTTTATTAATATGGCAACATATCCTGTTATAAACAAAGAAACTGGTGAACAGAAGGAAGTCGTAATGAGTATCCATGCTTGGGATCAGTGGAAGGATGACAATTCTGATTGGGAAAGAGACTATTCTGATCCTTCTACCATGCCTGGTTTAGGGGTTGAAGTTGGTGAATGGAAAGATAAACTTGTTAATAGAAATCCTGGATGGGGTGAGGTATTAAAGAAATCTGAAAAGTCTGGAGGTATCTCTGGAAGACTAGCTAGAAGAGGATCTTATGAATCTTCAACTCAATCTGCCTTTGATGTAGAGTAACTAACATGCCAGCTAAATCTAGGTCTCGTAGTAAATCACCTGTTCCAATGGGAATGAGTACAAAGCAAATGAAAAGAAAGAAACCTATTAATACGGAATTGATGAGGAAAATTACTCCTCTAACTCCAAACCAAGAAGAATTATTCCGATGCTATGAGAATAATCAGAACGTAGTTGCATATGGATGTGCAGGTACGGGTAAGACATTTATAACTCTTTATAATGCACTGAAGGATGTTTTAGATCCAAAGACTCCCTATGAGAAAATTTATATAGTAAGGTCACTTGTATCTACAAGAGAGATTGGATTCCTTCCAGGAGACCATGAGGATAAGTCATCTTTATATCAGATACCATATAAGAATATGGTAAAGTATATGTTTCAGATGCCGTCAGAGTCTGACTTTGAAATGCTCTATGGAAATCTTAAAGCACAAGGAACTATTTCATTCTGGAGCACATCATTTATCAGGGGAACTACACTTGATAAAGCAGTTGTAATTGTAGATGAATATCAAAACTTGAATTTTCATGAGTTAGATAGTATAATAACAAGAGTAGGACAAGACTCTAAGATTATGTTCTGTGGTGATGCCACTCAATCTGATCTTGTTAAAACTAATGAGAAGAATGGTGTGATTGATTTTATGAAGATCCTTCGCATCATGCCTTCAGTTGATATTATTGAGTTCGGAGTTGACGATATTGTTCGTTCTGGATTTGTTAAAGAATACCTACTAGCTAAGATGGAAACTACTATATGATATGTCGAACACGACAATCCATTATATTAATGTCAATCATAGACAATTTGATGATTCGTTAGTCCGACAAAGTGATTTGGATGATGACCGTTTTGTTTACAGTCAGTGTCCTGTCTTTAATCATAAGAGTAGTAGAGTTTTCGTAGCAACTTCTCCAATCAATTTTAAATTGCAGGTCATTAGAAGACCTGATGGTGAACACCTTATTAGATCTACTAATGCTTCTATATTAGAAGGTGATATGGATCATATTAATTCACCAAGACCAGTGGTTCAATTAAAGTTTCCAAGATTTGTATTTTGGACTCATGAAGATGATGTTTGGTTTGAATTTAATGATCATCCTATGACATCATTGAATAATAATTTCATTGCTGTTCCTGGTTGGTTTAATTTATCTAATTGGTCACGAGGATGTAGTTTGGCTATTACTATTGTAAATGAGTCAAAACCTGTTATAATAAAGAAAGGAGATCCTCTTTTTAGAGTTGCCTTTCATCCTCCTAATTTAAATGATGGAATCATTCTTTCTCAAGAAAAGGATCCACAAAAGATAGATCTTATCTATGAGGAGTATGATAAGAAACAGAAGGAAGGTCAAGCTGATAAAAGGTGGAAACCAAAATTGTTTTCTCAAACAGGTCAAAGTAAATGTCCCTTTAGTTTTTTATTTAAATGATTTTTGAACATTGTAATCACTTAGGTGACATTGAATTAGAAAAGAAAGAAACACCAGGTTGTAGACTTTATCAACTTCCTGATGGTAGTTGGGTTCCTTCTATTACTTCAGTAACCTCTTTTTATAATCGTGAGGTTTTTATTAAGTGGAGAAAGAGAATTGGTATAGAAGAAGCAAATCGTATCACAAAGAAAGCAACTACTCGTGGAACTGATTTCCATGAAGCAGTTGAAGTGTATATGAGGAACAATGAAATAGATTGGGAGCAGTTTAGACCTGCTACTAAGTTTATGTTCCACCATGCTAAGCCATATCTGGATAAGATAAATAACGTACATGCTATAGAAAGAACCCTTTACTCAGAGTACCTTGGTCTTGCAGGTAGAGTTGATTGTATAGCAGAGTATGAGGGTGAACTAGCAGTCATAGATTTTAAAACCTCTGAGAAGATTAAACCTGAGAAGTGGTTGGAAAACTACTTTGTTCAGGAAACTTTTTATGCTGCTGCGTACTATGAGTTAACCGAAATTCCTGTTAAAAAACTTATCACTATCATGGTAACTCCTGGTGGTGAGGTAAAAGTATTTGACAAAAGGAACAAAGGGGATTATATTAAACTATTAGTACGGTATATAAAAGAATTTGTATCTCACAATACTAGGAGAGAGAATGGAGAATGAACTAGAGAAGGTGTTGAAGAGTAAGTTCTTCTCCTCTGCTGGATTTGCACAAGAAATCGAAACCTTAGTGCAAGTAAACAAAGAAATGAATTATATTGATGCTATCATTCACTTTTGTGAGAAGAATAGTATTGATTTAGAATCAGTGCCTAAACTTATTCCCAAACCTTTAAAGGAAAAGATTAAGTATGAAGCATCAGAATTAAACTTTTTAAAACGTAGTTCGAGAGCTAAGTTACCACTATGAGCGACCCACATCAAAATCCTTTCTGGGGTGAACCTACACCTACTGATCTTTGGGATGATATGGATAAGTTAAATGGTTTATATGAAGAACTTGAATGGGATCACACAGATTACTTAGACTTTGCAATCGAAGGTAATCATATTACAATTAGGAATAAATCTAGAGAAGGTAGATGATGCCCGCTGATGCTTATCGTTGTTATTTGGCTTTAAAGAATCACTTCACTAAAGATCACTATGATTATATAAAGTATCGTGGTAAGACCAGAGCAAGTAATGAAGCCTTCTATAAAAGAAAGGATAGGTTCTGGTTTGAGAAGTTTGCAAGACAGAAGAATGATAAAGAAATAGAAGAGTTTTTTGTTTCTAATTTCATATACTCTACTGATCCATCTACTGTATGGATTGGTGAGATGATTAAGGAAGGAGAAGGAAGATACCAAGAGTGGCAGAAGAAAGTTCAGTCACTTACTTATGTTTTTAAACAAGAAACAGAGAGTGTATTTGAGAATAAGAAGGTAGATGATATGTTTGATTGTAGTAAAGGACACCCACCAATTCTAAAGAGTTATCTAGGGGGTGACATATCACTTGAAAGTATGGTAATATATGATAGAATACTAGGATATGGGAAGG